TGAAGAAATCCCCTGCCTGTAGATCAGTTGCCGTAATTCCTATTGATGGAAGCTGACTATTTGCACCTAAAAGAGAACTTGTGCCAACAAAGAAATCATTATCAAAAGGCACTGTTGTTAAACCACTTGATGTTCGTGTTCCTGATTCAATTCTTCTTTGTAAACTTGCTGTATATCCTAATTCTGTAACTTGAATTGTTTGGGCTGAGTCGTTAGATGTCAAAGTAGTTCTAAACTTAAATCCTCGACCTTTATATGTTCCATTAGCAAAAGTTTGGAAGCCAGCGTAAGTTGCAGAACCAGAACTGGGGTCATCTTGAGTTACATTTACTTCTAAAATTGCATTTACATCTACACTGTCTGTTCCATCAAAATCTTGTAAACTATCAATCAAACCTCTGCTATCAAGCAAATCATTTGGAAATATAGCTTGAGACTTCATGTGTCTTTTAAGGTCTAAAGCAAAAACACCTCCTAGATCTAAAAAAGTACCCCCAGCAGTACCGCCAAAACTGTAAGTACCAGAGGGGGCAGTACCACCAATAAAATCAATACTGCTTTCAGCATTAAAATCTGAAATATCATCAAACAAACCAACACCAGTTAGTGTTAAAGAATTAGAAACACTGTCAAAAGCTGTATTTACTTTAGTTCCTTGAAATTTTGGGTTGTCGTTATCTTCTCTTCTTGTCTGTGCAATCAAAGCTGGCAGTGGGTCAGGTGGGTCAATAATTACAGATGTTTCTCCTGTACTAAAACGACCACCATCATCTTGGGATCTTAAAATTACTTCACCAGCCAAAATTGGTATTTCGACAGAACTTGTATTACCAGCAACCGCAGTAACTAAGTCAGTTGCATTTGAAAAAGTACCATTTCCTGTGGTGTCTGGCGTATGCCTGATAAAAATTTTTCCCCCTGCAACCACATCTGCTTCTGTTGGTGGGTTCCATCTGAGCCTTGCAAGTTTATCTGTCAAAGGTTCATAGGTAAGACCTGTGATGTTGGCTGGTGGTGCAGTTTTACCAACAGCTTCAAATGTTGTTTCTGCTGGTGTTCTTGATGGTTGACCTAATGCATTAAAACTAAACACCCTAAATTCATAAGTGCCAACATCAGTGTTAAATATTTCAACATTACTTGAAGGACTTTCTATAGTTTTAAAATCACCATTATTAGCTCTGTACTGAACTTGGTATTTTGACACACCAGCTTGCGGTGTCCAATCAAGAATTATTTTTGGAACAGCAGTACCATTAATAATTACAATTTTTTCAGACGGAACTAAACCCTCTGGAGGGTCTTTTATTTCAGTAAGTGTGGTTATATTTCTTGTAGGTAAAGCTGTGCCATCTTCAACAAAAGCATATTTACCAGAATTATGTGATAAAGCTGTTATTGCAAAAGTCTTATCTTCATTTTCTTTTACGCTTACAACTCTCCATGTTGTTGTTTCTAAACTTGAAGTTTCTAAAATAAAAGGTGCGTGTTGATTTGGGGCGGCACTAAAGGCAGAAGAGACAGTTATTGTTGTCCCAGAAATATTACTGATTGTTTTTTGCTCAAGTGAGCCGTCAGGCAAAATTACAGAAATTGTAGGACTAGCCCCAAGACTTGGAATGTCTGTATTGGCTGAATCATCTAAAACTACTGTTGTTGTATTGGTAACGCTTTTTAATAAACCTCCACGCCTTACACCAGCTTTTAGTCTGTCAGATATTTCTATCACATCACCACAGCGCACAAGTGCGCCAGCAGCAGCAGTTGTTGCAAAAGAACAAGTCTCACCAGAATTTTGCTCATTATATAAAAACCAACGCCCTAATCTCCTTGCCTGATTACGACTTGTTGTGGCAAAAGCTTTGATATTTTTAACAACAACGCCATACTTGGTTTGAGTTGCAGCGTCAGCCTCAACAGTTTCAACATCTACCTCTTGAGTAACCATATCAAAATAACTAACATTTATAACTGTGTGTCTTGTTTTTAAACTTGAACCAGCATATAAAAAACCAGCCTCAGTAACATTTGCGTTTGTAAAAATATAAGTTGCATCTTTTGGTGCGTCTTGAGATATAGCAATACCACCAGCAGAATAAAATGGCATTACTCTCATTACAGAACAAAGAGAATTAATTAATGTATAAGCCTCTTGTTGCTGAGTTATATTCACGTTGCAGCTAAATCTTGGCTCAGTTGACCCATCACCATTACCAGCATCTACTGATTCTCCACAGTATTCACTTACTGTTTTAAAACTAAATTTATCTAAGTTTGACTCTGGAATACCACAGCCAGCCCTTGTATCTATAAGCAAGTCATAAAGTATCCAAGCTGGATCTGTTGTCCACTCTTTATCTGTTTTAAATGTTCCATTGAAAGTCCCTGTATAAGTTATTGCACCTGTCTGCAAGTTAACATTGGCGTTGTGGGGTATCTTGATCTTGCGACCTCTAATACGGAACACTCTCTTAGGTATTCTTGGGAACTGTTCAGCATTGAATCTTAGTGCAACATGAGCAGTGTTTGGATAAGCATTTTGTTCAAAAATAATATTGGTTGCTTGGTTAAATTGAAAAGCATTTATTAATTTTGCATCTGAACTATCTGCCGTAACCCTTTCAACTCTAACTGCGACAGGAAAAGAAGTTGTTGAGCTAAATTTTATAAGATAATCTCTAAAATATGCGTTTGTTGATCTTCCCTCAACAGTATCATTAATGACTGTGGTGGTTGTTCCATCATTCTCAATAGTTTTTATTAATAAATTTACTGATACTCCATTTATATCTCCATTATCTTCAAACTTTTGCAGTGAAGGAAATCTTAAAGTAACTCTGACAGCGTTAATATTTGATTGACTTACAGTATGAGTTACTGGAATTGAAGTGGTAACAGTTGTACCAATTACAGTTTCCGTTTCAATGTTTGAAATACCCTCAATAAATGTTTGATTCGCTGTTCCTAACCTAAAATCAAAACCTAAATCTTTAAAATTAAAATCACTATCTTGTGGTGCTGTATTGCTGGCAGATTCTTGTAAAACTTGAGTGCCGTTGAGAAAAATATCCTTCTTAAATGCGTTGAAATATGCAGTAGATGTTTTATCTGTAATGCCAGCTTTTGACGCCGTTGCTGACCCTTCTATTTCGCCCTCACCAAGCAACTCAACAATAGTGTTAAATTGTTTTGAAGATAATGCACCACTTGGTAAGTCAGGATTTATTAAATCTTTTGCAACTTCACCTAAACCTCTTGCAAACATTAGTTGTTACCCTCCACTTGTACAGTATCAACTCCATTTGAAACCACAATAGAACCAACAACAATTTCTCCATATACTAAATTAACTGGAATACCAGCCCTCGAAATATTAGTCAGCCCTGTAAATGAATAGTTACTTGCTAAAGCCGCAGGGTCTAAAGCATCTTGACCTGTCGGTGAAAGGTTACTTTGTTGTGGTGAAAGCATACTTGTAACTCCATCAACAACCATACTTGTACCTATTGAAGTTAATGCACCAGAAACAACTGTTGCCAATAATCCACTACCCAAAAAAGTTGTTCCAGCAGCCACAGCAGAACCGCCAAATAATGCACCAGCACCAAGTAAAATTCCTAAAAAATTACCATGAACAACAGGTATAATTTTTATATCATCTTTTGAATTTAAATTTAATAAATCTTCAGTTATAACTTTTGCTCCAACTTGAATTGTATAAAACTGATCTGCCATGTGTTTTTCAATTCCTTTGAAATTACAAACTAAAAAGCTTATTGCCTCTTTTGGTGTATTAAGATCAACCTCAAATTCAGCCTGACCTAAAAATTTTCTTAAAGTGCCGTAAACCTTGATTTTTTTAAGCATTTATCTCATCAGGTTTTATTACTGCTATTTTATCTGATTTCGGAGAAACGAGATAAAAAATTAAATCTATTGCCTTACAACTATATTTATCAGATTTTGAAAACTCTAAAATATCTTGAGGGTGACTATGAACAATTCCAATAATATCATCTACAGAATCTTCAATATTCGCCCAATCTAAAGGGTCAATCACAAAAGACTCTGCCTTAAATTCCTTTGAAATATTTTTACAAGGATAATATTTTTGTAAATTATTTTTTACACCTATTATTCCGCATGATTCCTCAGGGTCGCATTGTCTTGCGTGTTCTATTGCATCTTGTTTCCAACAATAATCCATTATGTATTTATAAATGTCCCGACCCCTGCAAAATCTTTTCTTGTTACTTGCCTTTTTGGTAATTTTAAATTTGCCTGATCTAATGCACCAACTAGCTCAAACTGTACTATTTCTCTTGTTTCACTTGTTTTTCTATCAATAAAAAATATTTCTTGAGGCAGTTCATTAGATGATGGTGTACCAAATGGGTTGTTGTTACTAGGAAAGTTGGCAGCGTCAAGTTCACTTGCATGAGTTGTAATTCTGGTCAGTTTTGCATCTGCTAAATCATTATGAGGTGTTGTTAGATTAACAATTATCAACAGATCGGTCATTGTTATCACTGAGCCGCTTCTTGTGATTCCACCTAAGTTTGCAATCGTGAGGGTTGGTCTAGGAACTTGACCTCTACCTGTAAACTCAGCACCTTCAAATGTAACTGGAACTCTTTGATAAGAATTACCTTGCCATATTATTTCTGCATTTGAGTTCATGTTTGAACCAGCATGAAATCTGTAAACTGTAGGCACATTTGATGGGTTCCCTGTGGCATAGTGCAAACCCTCTACAAGTTCTAAAACAAACAATTCGATCCTTGCACTTGGATTGAGTTTTTGTAGCTCAGATACTGGTATTGCCATTAGGGTTCTGCAACTTGTTCAAAAGTTAAATTCATAGTAACTCTATTATTTAATATTGCTGTTCTACTTCGTCTTGTGCATATAAATTTTAATGCTGACGAATGATGTGGCGGTGTAAAATCAAAGTTTGCTTGATCGTCAAATCTTGCATCTAAAAAAGTGTCTATTGTAGTGGCGTCAGTGGTTGAGACATTAAAGGTTAAATTCAAAGTAATCAATCTTTTATTTGCTGGTAGCCCTTGAACTAATCTTTGTTCATAGCCATCACCTAGTTTTATGCGTAAACTGTCTTGGTTTACAGTTTCTGTTGTTGAATATTGTGGAGTAATACTTGGAAAAGTTGCCATTATGTTAATAAACCTCCCGCACGTTTTTGTTTGATTAGTTCAGCTTGTATTGCAACAGCAATTTGTTGCCCTAACTCATTACCTCCAGCAGATGAGCCACTAACAGTCGATCCTGATGCGTCAACGCTAACTGAAATATTGTTCACTACAGAATCTCCACCTCCACCTATTTGACTGTTTGGTATTATATTGCCACCTTTAGAACCCATTTGTAATATTTCTGGACCACGTTCACCAACAACAAAAGCACCACCAGCCGATACTCTGCCGCCCCTTTCTTTACCAAACAACCCACCTAAGAAACCGCCAAAGCCTTTACCGCCACTTAAAGATTTACCAATACCACTTATAGCTTTGTTTAAAGCAAGATCAATTAGTTTGTCTTTTAAATTACCTAAAACTTTTCCTATTGCTTGACCAAAACTTTGACTTCCTTTTACAGCCTCTCTTAAATTAGTAACTAAATCATTTCTAACAGACTCTCCTATTTTTTCAAATGTTTTTTGTAATTCTTCGGCCTCTTCTCTAGCCTTTTTTTCTGCTGGTGTTATTGCTTCAACACTTGTTTTTATTTCTCCATTTGTTTTTACAATATTATTTTTTGCATCTAATTGTTCTTTAACTGTATCTGTTACACCTCTTTCAACCTCTGAATATTCAATAACAGCATCTTTTATTTCAATTACTTTTTCTTTCAAACCTTTAAATGGATTTGGAAATTCTGGTATTGCTAATTCAAAATTAAGCTTGGGAAGTTCTAAACCACCAAGTAATTTTTTTAATGGTTCTGGAATAATATCTATCAGTTTTTGAAAAGCCTCTCTAAAAAAGTTCACTATGTTTCCAGCTACATTCCCAACAGATTCTTGTAGCCCTTGAAAAAACCTTACAACTGGTTCTGTTGCTCTTAAAAATCCATCAATAATATTTCTCTGTAAAGTATTGACATTTCTAATAGTTACTGCAATTACTCCACCGATAACTTTGCCAATAAATTCTGCCTCACCAACTAAATCTGTGATTGCTTGTTTTATATTTATCCAGCCTTGTTCTAAGTTAAATAATACATTTGTTGCTTCTATACCTAAAGCTTGACCAATGACAGTCCCGACTTGCTTAACAACTCCTACTATTAAACGAATTGGTGCAAGAATACCAATTTCAAAAGCACTTTTAAGAGCCTCAACAGTAACAGCAGTTATTTTAATTACTTCTCTAATTGCAATACCAAACTCAGACCCTTCTGTTGTCAGGTTTGTAAATGCAGCCCCTAACCTTTGCAGTTGTCCTTGTATTGTATTTTGTGCTTGAAATGCCGCTTTTGCAGCAACGTCTTGAGCTTTTGCTTGATTCTCTAAATTTTTATTAAAAGATACTAAACCATCATTCAACAAAGGTTGTATTGCTGTAAGTGCCTCAACGCTTCCAAATAATTTAGAAAGATTCTCTGCACTTGACCCACCACTTTTAACTATGTCCTCTAAAACTCCACTTAGTCCTTTTGAATTTAAAGCTGCGGCACTAAAGTCTATACCAAGCTTTTCTGCGATTTTTGAAGCTTCACTTGTAGGTTTTTGTATTGAAGCAATAACTTGTCTTAATCCAGCAAAGGTTGATTCAACAGGAACACCAGCCGCAGTTACAGATGAAATTGCAGCGTTTAATTCTTCTATGCCTATACCAGCACCAGAGGCTATCGGTGCAATACGTCCAATTTGTTTTGCATATTGGTCAACAACAATTTTACCATCATTCTGAGTCTGAATAAATCCATCAATTAGTTTTGCGGCTTTATCCGATTCAAGTCCATATGAGTTGAGGACTGATGTAGTCGCATCAGCAACTGTGGCTAAATCAGAAAATCCACCAGTCGCACCTAACTGTGATGCCTTCAATACATCTGTTAGTTCTGTAACTGTACCAAAGCCAGCAGATGCCACATCATATGACGCTGATAACAAATCAAGCTGTGAAGCTTGACCACTTAGCTCATTAGATAAAGTTGAAAGCTTTGGTTTAAGAGCATCTACATCAACCCCAAGTGTTCTGACCTTTGTACTTGCAAAGTCAGCAGCCGCTAAATTTTGAAATGCTTTTGTTAAAAAAGCTACTGCCGTAAGTCCAGCAGTAAGTGGCCCTAAAGCTGTTGCTAATGCAGCCCCAGCAGTTCTAAACCCTACAGCAGCCCCTTTAGCACCAGCACCAGCACCAAAAAATGACTTACCAAGCATAGGTAAGGCTCTATTTGCGTCTTTTAACTTGCTATTTGTTCCGTTTACAGTTTGGTTAAATTTTTGTGCCTGAGTATTAACATTCTTTAATGCTGTTATGGCTTGCGTAGCTCCTACTCTTAGTTCTACGTTTGAAACTGCCACGACTTAACAATAACTCCTTTAACTATATCTTGATTTGCGTTTCATTGCATCTAACTCTTTTTTTTCTCTTTCTCGTTTTAACTCATAATATCCAGCAAAAAATACCAACTCTTCCTCTGTGAGTTGTGTTCTAAGCTCGCTTACTGTCTTACCTAATTCTGTTGCAAGGAAAAACTCAAAATTTAACCAGTTATCCCCCTTTAAGATTCCTTTACGTTATCAATAGTTGCGTTTTGATTTACGCCAAATAAAAATAATTCAATCTCATTCAAAACACTTTCTGGCAACTCATTCTGCAAGTTAGCAAAATCGGCAGGGTGAAATGCCTTAGAACCATCTTCATTCTCTGCCAACTGACAAAGCATATGTGTAGAAACTACTAAAGGATCATCACTACCAGCTCTTTGCGTTGCTCTGGCTCTGTCTGCCCTTGTAATAGCCTTGAAATATAAACTGCATACTATTTTGCCGTTATCATCTTTAACGTCAAATTTACGCCTTTTAGAAAGGTCAAAAGCGTCCTTTAAAAGGTCGAGGGTTTTCTTTTCTGCCATAAATTAAATGCGAAGTA